TTTTCTGCTGGTCTTATATTAACTCTTGATTTTACTTCAGGTAATGGGATTGATGGGATTTATACCATACAAACAGTTGCCACAAACACTTTTACTGTCACTGGTACAACTTCACAGTCCACAAGCGGTAACGTATCTTTTAATGTAAACGCAACCATAGCAAATCCTACTGTTTATTTATTCCATTCTGGTAATAATCTAAAAGATAAAAATGACTTAATATGGCAAGCTAATACTTATTCAAAAATGCCGGTTACGTCAGATGGTTATTTATATTCGGGAAAAGGAAAACTTCCAAGACCAACATTAACATTTTCTAATATGTTGGGAGTAATAACTGCATTAATGCAATTAGTAAATCAAACAACTGCATTTTGTGATCTACAAGGTGCAAAAATTACTCGTAGGCGTACTATGGGAAGATTTTTAGATGCTGTTAACTTTCCAAGTTCTGTTAATCCTTATGGAACACCTGACCCGTCAGCAGAATTACCAAGAGAAATATATTTTATTGAAAGAAAAGTGACAGAGAATAGAGATAATGTACAATTTGAATTAGTTAGTACTTTTGACTTGATTGGTGTAGGCGCACCAAAAAAACTTGTTACAAGAGCTGATTTTCCTTTGGTAGGTACATTACAAAATGCTTAATATGGATTGGAAAGTTGAAGCTGAAATTTATGCAAAAGCCCAAGCTCCCAAAGAGTCTTGTGGTATTTATACACTTATAGATGGAAAAGAAAAATTTTGGCCTTGTAAAAATATTGCTGAAGATCAAGAAAACTTTTTTGCTTTAGATCCAGAAGATTGGGCAGCTTGCGAAGATCGAGGTGGTCAAATACTTGGTGTTTTTCATAGTCATCCAAAAGGAGATTCTAAATTATCTAAAATTGATATAATATCTTGCGAGAGCATGGGGTATCCATATTTTATTTATAGTGTTGAATTAGAAACTTGGAATGATTACAAGCCTGATTGTTGGCAAAAACCAAAGCCAAAAAAAGATATTGAATTAATAAATTCATCAAAACTTAAAACAATAAAAGTATATGGAAAATTAAAAGAATTTTTAGGGCAAAGTGTTTTTCAAGCGGCTGTGAAAACACCTTTACAAGCAATGAGTTTTTTAAAAGCAAATTTTGCTGGTATAGAAAAACATATGAATAAACAAATCTATAGGGTAAAAATGGGTAGCAATTCTGTTACTGATAATCTTTTAAATATGTCAGGTCAGGGTGATATTCAAATAATTCCTATAGCTATAGGCGCATGGAATCCATTTAAATGGGTAGGCGATATAGTTTCTGGGGCAGTTAATCTTGTAGGTGATGCTGTTAATTGGGTTTCAAACAATATTCTTACAGTTGGATTAACTCTTGCCACAGGTGGTCTTGGTGGATTATTAACAACTATGGGAACTAATTTATTAATGAGTGGAGTTTCTTCTTTATTATCACCATCTAGGCCGTCATCTTCAAGTTCTTCTGTTGGAGACACAGATCCAAATATAAGAGGATCTTATAATTTTAATGGGATTCAAAATATAAGTACTGCTGGAGTTCCAATTCCGATTATGTATGGTTTAGTTTTTACTGGATCTATTATTATCAGTTCTGGAATTGATACTGCCCAAATAGTGAAGGAGCTTTAAATGCCAGAATTAGTTGGCGATTTTAATAATAGTAGAGTCATAGTTGACCCCGATATGGTTGAAGGAGGGTTGAGGAGTAAACAATTTGCAACAGTAATTGATTTGCTTGGCTACGGAGAAGTGGATTCAATTTTAGATGTTGGTGGGTCTGGTACTGATACTTTTAGAAAAAATGTTTTTTTAAATCAAACACCATTAATGAACCCTAATGGTGATGAAAATTTTCAAAATGTATCTATCGCTTTTAAAAATGGAGCTTCAGATCAAACAGCTATTCCACAAATTCCTGAGACATTAAATACTGTTCCTGTGGGAGTTGCAGTAACTAAATCTTCCTCAGTTTCTAGATCAACAAGCTCAACACCTTTTAATATTTTAAGAATTGCTATACAGTTTCCAGCGTTGCAAAAGTTTGAAGATAATGGAGATATTAGCGGAACTGAAGTTGAAATAAATATAAAACTAACAGGTGCAACTGGTACAGTTTTCACACCTATAACAGGTGACAAGATAAGTGGAAAAGCAACAAGTCCTTATATAAAAGAATATGAAATTACTTTTGGTGCTAGAACTCCTTTTGCTGATTCAAATTTTCCATTAACAATAACTGTTGAAAGAGTTACAGATGACAGTACTGAAAGTAAATTACAAAATGCAACTAATTTTTTATCCTTTACAGAAGTTCTTACAGATAGCAGAGCTTATCAAGGGTTTGCTTATGTTGCTTTAAGATTTAATGCTCAAGAATTTCAATCATTCCCAACCCGAAAATATAGGGTAAAAGGAACCAAAATCAAAGTACCGCATGGAACAACAATCGACTCAGACAATGGCAGGGTAATTTATCCAGATAGTTATACATTCAACGGAACTTTCAAAACAGATAAAGAATGGTGTGCAGATCCAGCTTGGATTTTATATGACATTTTGACAACTGATAAAGGTTTTGGAGGCACTGATGGGCTAATTGATGAAGATACTCTTGACGTATTTTCTTTTTATTCTGCAAGTGCTTATGCCAGTGAATTAATTACAGATCCCATAACAGAAACTACTGAGCCACGTTTTTCATGCAATGTAATATTAAATCAGAGGATGGATGCTTATACATTAATTAACGATCTTTGTTCAATAATGAACGCTATGCCTTTTTATGGTGTTGGAACTTTACAAATTGCTCAAGATAGACCAACAAACACAGTTACAAACACAAGTGATCCTGTATATATTTTTACTAATGCAAACGTCACAGCAAATGGTTTTACTTATCAAGGAACTGGACAAAGAACAAAATTTACAGAAGTTGAGGTCTCTTATTTTGATAATGATACTCAACAAATTAATTATGAATTAATAACGACAGATCAAATTACAACTTTATCTGATGCCGTTTCTAAATTTGGAAGAACTAGAAAGACTCTTAAAACTTTTGCTTGTACTTCTAGAGGTCAAGCAAACAGACTTGGAAGATGGTTTTTATATTCAAATTTAAGAGAATGTGAAGTTGTTAGCTTTACCACAACTATTGAGGCTGGTGTAGTTATAAGACCTTCAGCAATTATTGGAATAGCAGATTCTATGAGGGCTGGTATTAGAAGAGGAGGAAGAATTAACACAGGCAGTTCGACCACTCAGATAATTGTTGATGATGAAAACAATACAGATTTAACAACAGAAAATTCAGCAACACTTTCTGTAATTCTTCAAGACGGAACAATGGAATCTAGAAGTATATCTGCAATTTCTGGAAAAACGATCACTGTATCTTCAGCATTTTCTTCAGTGCCTCAAGCCAATAGCATTTGGGCTATTGAAAACACCACAACTGAGTTTCAAACTTATCGTGTTTTATCAATTAATGAGAGTAACTATTGTGAATATCAAATCACAGCAACTATACACGATACAAACAAATACACCCAAGTTGAAGACCCAACTGTTGCTGCTGATCCTAGAAATGTAATCACGTTATTAGATGAAAAACCATCCCCAAGCAACCCTGATGCTGTTGAGCAAATTGTAGTCTTAAATAATAGGGCAGTTTCTAAAATATTTGTATCATGGGAGCCTGTTTTAGGTGTAAAAGAATATCTTATTGAATTTCAGTTTGAAAACGATAACCCTGAAAGACAAAGAGTTGCTAGGCCAAGTTTTGAACTATTTGAATCAAGATTAGGTACTTATTCTTTTAAAATAAAATCATATAATGCTTTAGGAGTTTTAAGTTCTACAACTTCCAGTATTGATACTTTTCAAGCTGTCGGTAAAACAGAACTACCAGAAGACCCTACAGGTTTAACATCTGAACCTGTTTCAGATAACTTTATACGACTACGATTTAACCCCTCTACCTCAGTTGACGTAACTCATGGAGGTACTGTATCTGTTAGGCATACCAGTGATACTTCAACAACTGCGAGTTTTGCAAACTCAACTGAAATAATTCCACAACTTTCTGGAAATATCAGTGAAACACTGGTTCCAGCATTATCGGGGACATATTCAATTAAATTCATTGATGATGGAAACCGCAGATCAGCAAATGCAGCAAAAATTATTGTAACTAAACCAGATCCGCAACCAAATCAAATAATTACAACAAAAAGAGAAGATCAAACAAGTCCACCTTTTAATGGCACAAGAGTAAGAACTGTATTTAGTGATGAATTTAATGGTTTAGTTTTAGATGGTTCTGCTTTTTTTGATAATGTAACTGATGTTGGGGCAACTGCAACAAGTGGTCTTGCAAATTTTGATTTTCTAGGGTCTGGTATTGTTTCTCAAGGTTTTTATACTTTTATTGATGATCTTGACTTAGAGGCAGTTTTCAATCTATCTCTGATAAGACATTTTAAAACAGCAGCTATTGTTGTTTCTGACCTTTGGGATTCAAGAGTTTCGTTAGTAAATGCTATGCCAGATTGGGATGGTACGCTGGCCGAAGATGTTGGGGCAAAATTACAAGTTGCGACTTGTCAGGGTGTACCTACTTCATCACAAGCGGCTACATATAGCCAATCACAAGATTTGATTACAATTACAAGATCATCACATGGTGCTGTTGTTAATGATCAAGTTTTAGTTGATTTTACAAGTGGAACTGCCTCTGATGGGTTTTTAAAAGTTTCATCTGTAACTAATGCAAATGTTTTTGTAGCAGAAGCTGTTCGTGTTTTGGCTGAATATAAAGTTGTAGATGCTTCCACAGGTGAAATTCAATTTTTTACCACAGGAGATCATGGAGGTCTTGTTGCAAATGACACAGTTAATTTAAGAGTTTTAACTGGTAATCTTACAAGCGGAGACTATACAGTTGGATCACTTTTATCTTTAGGTATTGTAAAAATTACAACTTCAAATAATAATTCAATTACATCTGGTACTGTTGAATTTATAAAAGTTAAAGATAATTCTGGAAATAATGTTACAACTAGCGGTAACTGCAACATATCAAGTGCCTTTAGTCCTTTTAATATCTTTGCTAATGGTGAATATTCAGCTAGAGGATTTAGATTTAGGGCAGAATTATTTTCAAATGACTCTGATGAAAATATTGAAATTGATGAATTAGGTTATACCGCAAGTATAAAAAGAAGAACAGAAACTGTAAATACTGCTATAGCAAGTGCTTGTGCCACTAACAATGCAGCCAAGACAGTGAGTTTCGGTAATAGTTTTTACACGGGAACCAGTGCAATAAATTCTTCAACCACTGCATTTTTGCCAACAATAGGAATTACTCTTGAAGGTGCTGTTTCTGGTGACTATTTTAAAATTACGTCTGTTACAGGTACGCAATTTGTAATTGAAACAAGAGATGGAAGTAATAATTTTAAGGATCTAAGTTTTAAATATACTGCTGTTGGATTTGGTAAAGGTGTTTAAATTATGTTAATAAGCTATCCTATAATTATATAAAAAAGTAGTGCAATGACTAATCAAAATGACTTTGTTATAGATAATGGCACAGGTTTTGCTGTAAGAACTGACATACAAGATGCTTTACAAGCTTTAGCTGGTAATAGTAACGGTAACTCAGAACCCTCTGTTAAATATGCCTATCAATGGTGGGCTGATTCTAATGCAGCAGTAATGAAGCTGAGAAACTCTGCAAATGATGGATGGATAGAATTATTTCAACTAGACGGAACCCTTACTCTTGAAGATGGTTCTGCAAGTACACCAGCATTAGCTTTTAGAGATGATTTAAACACAGGTATTTTTAGTTCTGCCGCTGATACTTTTAATGTTGCTACTGGTGGTGTTGAGAGATTAGAGCTTGGAAATTCATTAACAGTATTTAATGAAAGTGGAGCAGATGTAGATTTTAGAATTGAAGGTGATACAGAGGCTAATCTGTTTTATGTAGATGCTGGTAATGATCGCATAGGTATTGGCACTGCAAGTCCACAAGTTTTGATGCACTTACATCAGAACGGTGCAAGATTGCAATTTACTAACACTAATACAGGCAGTGGTGCGACTGATGGCATCATTATGGGTATAAATGGTGATAATGATTTTTTCATAAACAATCAAGAAAATAATGAACATATTTTATTTTTTACTGAGGGTAGTGAGGTTGCGAGATTTACCGATACAAAAAGGTTTCTTGTAGGAACTAGCACAGCATCAACAGTTGGAAACTCACAGTATTCAAAATTTGAGGTATGTGGCAATACTTCTAGTGCTACAGGTGCGTCTGCTTTAACAATTAAATCAGGAACTACTTCAGCTTCGCAAACTAATGGTAATACACTAGGGCGTTTAATTTTTTCAACTTTAGATGGTGGTGACTACGCTTACATTCAAGCAAGTATAGATGGAGCCATGGGCAGTAGTGATTTTCCGGGTCGTATGATGTTCTTTACCTGTGCTGATAATGCAAGTACAGCTACAGAGAGGATGCGTATTGATAAGGATGGTCACGTTGGTATTGGTATGACACCTAGTGGTGTTCGTCTGGATGTGACATCAACAGTTAATGATATCGCTAGATTTTCTGGACCTAATTCAGGTGGTATTACAGTTAGAAATGATACAAGCCACGAAGTTCAAATTCACTCAGGAAGTAATGATGCCTTGATATTTGGAACGGATGGAGAGAATGAACGTATGCGTATAGATTCGTCTGGAAAAGTGTTTATTGGAGTAACTTCTGGTGGTGATGCAAGTGCAAAAATAAGAGCAAAACAGGGAGTAGCTATTAATAGTAGTTATACAGACTATTTACATGGATGCTACGAAGCACAAATAACAGTTAACTCTGGTGGTCAAAATAAACAAGCAGGGATTTTAAATGTTTGGGATGGTAATATTCATGGAGTTTCTTTAGCTACATTTTATAATGGAACTGGATATGGTTTTGTAATCGCAGTTAATGATAATACAAATGATAGACCTATTGAACGTTTTACGCTGGACAATCAGGGTACTACTGGTATTAATTCAACCTCTCACGTTTTAAATGCCACAACTTCTGCCGCAGCAGGTGGTAGTTCGGTTTATTGTTTTAGAGGTCATCATTCAGGCGGAACAATAAGTTTTAATGTTTGGTCAAATGGTAATGTTCAAAATACAAATAACAGTTATGGTTCTATATCTGATATAAAACTAAAAGAAAATATTATTGATGCTAATTCTCAATGGGAGGATATAAAAGCACTTAAAATTCGTAATTATAATTTTAAAGCAGAAACTAAATACGAAACTCATACACAAATTGGTGTTGTTGCTCAAGAACTTGAAACTATTTGTCCTAAACTTGTAACTGAAATTCCTGATGTTGATAGTGATGGAAAAGATCTAGGCACTACTACAAAAAGTGTTAATTATTCTGTTTTATATATGAAATCAATTAAGTGCTTACAGGAAGCAATGGCAAAAATAGAAACATTAGAAACTAAAGTTGCAGTATTAGAAGCAGCCTAGTAATATTGGATAACTGAAATTAATTTTATGGCTACACCTCAAGAGCTTTATGACGAAACAAAAACTCGTCTTGATCTGAATATTGCAAAAGCACAAATGCTTGAAAGAGAAATACAACAAAAAACAGCAGAAAAAAATCAACTAATGCAACCAATAATGGAAGATCAAGGTGCATTAAAACAATTAGAAAAACTTAGTGATGTTGTACAACCTGTAGAATCAAAGTAAAATAAAATAAAATATTAATTATCATGGCTGTTACTTGGAATGTTGTTTCTTTAGATGCAACAAAAACTGTAGGTTCTTTAGCTGACGTTATAACAACTGTTCATTGGACAGCAAGTGACTCTGATGGTGAACATAGTGGTTCTTCTTATGGTTCTGTAGGCCTTGCTGATGCTGATTCTGGATCGTTTACTGCTTACGCTTCTGTTACTGAAGAAAATGCTATTGCATGGGCTAAAGCTGCAATTGGTTCTGATGAAGTAACAGCTATCGAAACAGGTATTGCTGCACAGATAACAGAATCTAAAACTCCTACTAAGACTTCTGGTGTACCTTGGTAGAAATTACAGAAAGTCCAACATAAAGTGGTGCTAATGCACAGATTCCACAGAAAGTTATAATGGTGACAGGCATTAATGCTTTTAAAAATGCTTCTTTTATCATGTTTCAAAAAATAGCAAATGTTTTAAGTATTGTCTCTTTCCTCATGGTAGCTTCTATGAGTGGGGGAGCATACTTTGGTTATAGATATATTACCTCAGAACAATTTAAAGCAAAAGTTATGAATGAAGTTCTTGATAATGTACAAGGACTTATGCCAAAAATACTAGACAAAGGTTTACCAAAAATGACAGGTCCAACAATCCCAGAATTTAAACAGCCAAAGATATAAATGGAGATACCTGAAATAGGTATTAAAGAAGTAAATATTCCAGAGGTTTATATTCCAGAGATATTTAACCCTAATCCTGTCCAACCATTAATACCAAATCTAGAAATTAATGTAGCTGGTTGTACTTATCAACATAGAGATATAAAAAATACTGGAAATAGTCAACTTTTACTTGATGACCCTAATGGTGTCTTTACTACCTGTGATTCTGTTTTTCCTAGTTTTAACCCTATTGATTATAGGCCAGACCAATTAGTAATAACAGAAAATTTGCCTGTTAATAACGAACAGCCAGCAATGCCAGAGAGTAAAACGCCAGAAGTACAGCAACCTAAAGAAAAAGAAGAGGTCAAGTTTATAGAATGTCCGTCCTCTAAAGATCAGAGGGTTGGAGATTTTCGTAACGAAAAAAAGCTAGAACGTGTTATTGGCCATAAAAAAAGTGAAGATGGAACTATATGCACAACTCTTTATGAAAACGTCACGTTTAAAGATCAGTACATTCCAGAAATTCCTACTCTTGTATCTACTGCTGTTATTGGCTTGGTCGCTGCCAGTAGTCCACTACTTCTTAACGCAGTCAAACCATTAGTGAAGCAATTAGTAAAAAAATTGACGAAGAAAAAAAATAAAGTAAAATAAAAAAGTAGCAAGCCCAGCATCATGTCATTAACTTGACCACTGCTCTGTTGGATAGACTTGCTGCTTTAGACAACCAAAACCAGTAAAAGGTTTGTAGTTTGCTGTCCCTAAGTATTGGACTTAGGCTCCCAAGCAGTTGTTCACTTTATTTTGTGTGTATGTGGCAATACTTGATTTGGCATTGAAATAAGTTTTATCCCATCACAATTTACTTGATACTTATCTACAAATACAACTCCTAATCTTGCTTGTTCTCCACAAATTTTTAAACGATATAACTCCATTTCCATTTTAGTTTTAGATATTAATAACTCTTGAGCCTCAATATTAACCCTTGCAGCTTTTTGGCATAACTCTCCACCTTTGCCTAGAGGAATATTAAATTGCATTGATATTCCATAATTTAGATTGTAATTATCTTTTTCAAATCTAGGTGTTTTTGTAGTGTACTTAACTGCTCCTGTGTCCTCGTCATAGATATCTTGATAAGTAAATTCTTCTATAGGTCGGTTAAATGACCAAGCATCTGTTAAATACGGAGTTATTGTGAGACTTGGAGAAGTGCAAACAATACCTTGAGAATATCTGTTTTGTGGTAATGCAGATGGCGTTATCATGGTTGCATTATTGTTGACGACACCTTGAGCATTACTTTGAGGACTAGCGACTGTTGTATTAGCAAAAACTTTTACAGGACAAAGTAATAAAATTACTGTCCAAATACACTGG